TTTATTTGAGCTTCTGTTTGCATACGTTGTATTTCAAACTGTGATTTAGCTTGCTCTATACTTACTTTCTCTTGAGTTAGCGCTTGTTGTTTCTGCACTTCAGCCATAGCGGCTTTTTCAGCAGCTTCAGCATTTGCCTGCGCTTGGGCTTGTATATTTGCTTGCTGTTGCTCTTGTTCTCTTTTTATTTTTTGTGTTTGCCTAAGTTTTAAAAACTGATTAGCAAGTTTTAGATTTTTTATTTGACGAATATCAATAGCATCGGATAAAGCAATTGCTCCTGTTTGTAGAGCCATTTGTATATTCTGTTCTAAAACAGCTTTTTCTTCGTCCTCAGGTTCTAGATCTAAATATATACCAAAGTCGTGTATCTGTAAATTTATTAATTCTTCTAAAGTTTTAGCGTTAAATGTGCTAATAGCATTTGTCAATGCGTTTTCATTTAGAGGATTTTGCAATACGTCTGCAACTTTTAAACTAATGTTTTCGCAAGTTCTAACAGTAATATACAGCAAAGAATCTAGTAAGTGCTTAGTAGCAATATTGGATGCGTTAGCAGCCATCTTTTGCAATCCTACAAGTGAATCTTTAGCAGGCGCGCTACCGTCTCTTGCTTCATTTAATCCAGTAACATCACGAATCATTTGTAAATAATACTGATATGTACCAATTAAACTTTGTATTTTAGCTTGACCTGATGATGTTGATAACTCTTGTACTGGTACTTTACCTCTATTTAATTCACCGTCTTGAGTTAATGATCTACCTACAATGGAACCCGTTTGAAAATACATATTTAATGCTTCAGCTGGATTGTAATTTGTACCGTTACCTAAATCAACTTCGGCTAAACCATCCATATCTAAAAATACACCATCTGGTACTATTCTAGACATTACTTGTTGCAATTTAAGGTGCGTCAGTTGAATCATATCTGCAAAGCCTGTTATTTTACTAACTATTGATTCTATGCGTCCCTTATACATTCTAGGCGCTGATATACAGTAATTCATCATTACTTTTGTAGTGTCAGCTGTTGGCCTTGTCATATTCTCAGCCATTTTCCACTCTAATAAATGATCTGTACCAAGAACCTTTGCTCCGGTGTATAACACCTCTATAGTTCTGGATACTCTTTCAAAATTATCGTTTTCAGGCGGATTAAATGTATCAGGCTTTGCTAATGCTTTTTCCAGTCCTTGGTCTGTCTTTTTTATTTTGAACACTTGATCCATGTAAGTTTTGTATTCAAAATACATTACCTGTACAGTGTTCTCATCATAATTACCCCATCCTGTTACGTATTGTCTATTATTAGGGGTTTCTTGTATTCTTCTTAATTCATCTTCCGATATATTTGGAAATTCTTTTTTAAGTTCAGGTAAAGATATAGATTTTACTTCACCTACGTAATATATGTCTTCAAAGTTAGGATCTTCGGTATATGAATAAACCATATTAGCTGGGTCCACATATTCGGTAATAATACCTTCTGCTTTATTAAACCTAGTCTTATTGGCTCCAATCCCAATAGTAGTTAAATCGTATGCTACCCTTTTCTTAATTTCATTGTATTTGTTAAAGCTTAAAACATTGTTTATAACTTCTTCTTCTGCTATTTCTACATTTTGTTTGTAGGTCATTTGAAGATGCACGTCTAACTCTTCTCTGCTTTCCGGTAAAGCCTCCATGTCTCCAGTTAAAGAAAAATCCATACCAATGTTTTCCTTAATGTTTACTAAAGCCTGCTTAGTATTCATGTCTTGCTCTACAGCAGCAGCATAATCAGTTCTGCTTTTTACAGAAAAAGGATCTTGCGCAAAAGCCGTTATATCATATGTTTTATTAGACATACCGTTTACAACAATATCTACAAACTTTGCTATTACAGCAACAGGCTTCCAATCTAAATTAAGATATGACAAATCACCGTTTATAGATAACTCATCTTTGTATTTCTGCACTGGCTGTTCGCCTCTTGCGTATAATCTAAGTGAATGAAAATTGTTCCAATTTGTTAAGTATCTATTACCTCCAGATCTACCTTGGTTAAACCATTCTTGCTCAATAGCTTGAGAAACCTGTAGACCGTAATCTCTACTTGCTTTTACCTCATTGCTTTCAATTTGGCTAGGAAATGCACTGTTAGTGTTTGTGTATATTTTCATTTATTTTATTATTTTAGACAAAGAACCTCTATTGTCAAACTTTTTAAATCCTAAATTGTAAATTTTCTTATGCACGGGACTGTTTGGTGCGTATAAATTTTTATTGCAAGCCATTATAGCTAACCCTGAACTTATAGAAGCATCATGCTTTGTCCTGTTGTTTATATTAAACTTAGCCCAATCTTCAAGTGTTCTTTGAAAATACATATCACCGTAACCCCCTTCATTTTGCCCTACAAAAGTTTCTATGTATGTTTCTATAGCGGCAGCGTGAGCCTGTTTAATGTCTTCACTTGAATTAGGAATACCACCTATTTCTCTTTCAGTTATTGATAATTTATTATATTTTTTATCTGGTCTGTTCATAGAGTAACCTCTATAGCCTCTTCTTTTAAAATGATACAGTAATCTAGGTTTGTTGTTTTCTGCTAATATTGGCATACCGTAAAATACGCAAGCCATTAGTACATCTTCAAAAAATGTTTCAGCAGTTTGCGGCCTAGCTATATACTCTAAAAAGAATCTGTTAGGCGGAACATCTTCCATACTAAACTTAGTTAAACCGTGCAAAGCTCCGTTAGATCCCCTATTATCTACTGTACCTGATATATCATAACTGTCACACCCGAAAGCGCCGCAATGTTCATTACCAGGATATTTTGTATTACCTTTTGTTATCACTCTGTTTTGTAAGTCAGCCGGTGGAACCCAAGTAATTTTAAATCTACCATTTTTGTTAGGCATAAATAAAACCTTAGAATCTTTTACACCGTTTTCCCATTGAAAGCTACCTGTTGTAACTATTGAGCTATTTCTTAAATCACCATTATAATCTACTTGTTCGTATATTTTAGTAAGATTAAATAATGATTGTTTTGTTTCATCTCTAAAAGCATGCTGCTCTGTTCTTGGAAACTGACGATAGTATTCATTTAAACCGTCCTGGTCACTTTTTAAACCATCAACTTCATTTTGCCAATAATCAATAACCCCTTGATCTATTAAGTCCCCTTGCGGCCCCTCAATTGCGTCTTTCGGCGTGTTGAATACAGGAAATCCATAAGAATCAATGTATCCTTCGTAGTTCCATTCCATAGGTATGAACAAACTATAGAGTCCTGAACGAGTCTGTCCATTGGCGTTTCTTTTTTCGACATCTGAATCATAATAAAGTTTTTTAAAATTCTCTCCTCCTTTGTCTAAAGCATTTGACGTTGAACCCATCATACACTTACCTATAATTCTAGAACCTAATCTTAAACAAGTTTTAGTTACCCTCCAGTTGTTTAATATATTTGTAGGTCTTTCCCACTTTCCACTTTCATCGTGTACTAGTAGTTTTAATTTTTCACCGTCGTACGAGTTGTCCCCGGTGTTCTTCCAATCGATCGTGGTGTCGAGACCGGAGATCTCTTGTAGTTTCTCATTGGTGTCGAGTTTCTTACGGGTGAACTTCGACGCGGGTACCCTGTACGCGAGTTCCGTCTTTGGCCTGTCCATACCGTCCTGGATTGGTTTGAAAAAGAAGGGGTAATTAACTGAGATGGGTACGACCTTATCAGTAAACATCTTTTTGGCGTCTGGCCCGGACTTTGATAAAATGCCAAATCTTGAATCTGTGGATATTGTAGCCTGGTTAACCGTCTCACCTGATGCCATGAAAGAGAAACCTGATCTTCTGTTCTTAAGATAACACATTCCGTAACACCGTTTATCTGCCTTACAAGCTTCCCAGAAGATATAGAATAATCTGTTTGATTCCCTAAAGTCTGGTTGCCCAACATCAATCTTGGACCACTGCAAGTACATGTAGTTAGTACCAGTAACATAAGTAGGCTTGCCTTTGTTAATAAACCAAAAACCTTCTTCACGCCTTTTAAACTCTGTGTCAATATAGTCATACCATTTTTCTTTAAACTCAACCGGGTATTCATCCCAATCAAATACTGATTTAATTTTATTTAGTTCTTTAGGATATTGCTGGTATTCCCATTTATCAGATTCAAACTCGGTTACATTTTCTTTTTTAGGTAAACCTATAATTAATCCTTGTATATTATATATTTCACCAATTTCACCAGTTTTACTTATAACAATAAGATCATACTCCTTGTTGTATCCGTATTTCCATTTCTTATACCTATTTAATCTATTGATTACTTTAGGCTTTACATAGTCTTTTAATACTGTTACTAAGCTTTGCTCGTACATTATCTAGATCTTCCTTCAGCAAATCCTCTAAAAGCTTTCTCTTCTTTTACTTCTTTTGGATTATCATTCAACAAAGCTTCTTCGGCTTCTATTCTGTTAAGTATTTCAAAAGCATCGAATATTGCTAGCTTTTTTGTAGCTGCTGCGTTTTTTAATCTATCAGCCGTTATATCGTCTCCGGAATCAACAATAGCTTCTTTAGCTACCTTAATTAATTCTTCAACCGCTTTTTGCCCAGCTTGGATTATGTTCAACTTCGTTTCCTTGGTGTTCATATTTAATTACAATATCATTAGATTTCATACAATAAACTCTTTGATCGTCTATAATAAAATCCCATTCACTGTTAGGCGTAAAGCCTACTACATCTCCTGGGCTTATTTTAAGCGCGTCTAAGGACTTATTACCGTATTTTAGTATACCAATAAGCTTTTGCTCTTTATCGATCCTTAGAGAGTCTTTATTTTTCAAAGGCATTACAAAACATCTGTCTCCAAATGATTTCCAATCCCCTGTATTCTTATACAAATATATCTGGTCAATAGCACAAAAATATAAATCGTCTTTAAAAAATGATCTACTATTTTTTTTAACACCTTTCATGTCGTAGAATACTCTAAATACATTATGATGTATAACTATTATGTCACCTTTTTTTATATTTGTTTTAAAAGCTTTTGGTGTTTCAACTACAATAGCCAAATTATTTACTGACTTGAAGCTTTCTATTTTAGTATTTAAAACTAAAGTTTTATCACCGAGCTTTAATTCGTTTTCGTATCTATCGCCTAAAGGTTTGATGATAAAATCGTACAAACTTCTCATTAGTATTCCAGGTCATACTCAACGGATATTGCCATGTTAGAGTTAAATTTCTTCCATGGCATAACCTCGTCTTGTTTTTTTATAAAGATACTGTATGAGTTCGTAGAATTGTCGTGCAGTATGTCGGAGATTATGTGTCCCCCGTAAACTTGCTGCCCTACGGAATAATGCATGGCATCATTCTTGTAATCAGAACCTATACTAATTTTTCTTATAATAGAACCCATTAGTCTACAACTTCAAGCGTTTTTGTTTCTGGTTGTTCAGCTTCTTCGTAAGTACCATCAACTAAGTTTACAGTTATGTCTCCATACTGTTCTTTTAATTCAGACTTTACGCCTTCCAGTGTTTTCACTGATTCAAAGTGTGCACCTAGAAACTCTGCTTTCTTTGCTTCTAAAAAACCAATCTCTAATAATATTGCATTAATTTTTGATTGACCTTCTTTAACTAATTTTAATTGCTCTTCTGTTATTTTTTTTACTTCTGACATTTTATTTAATTTAATTGTTATACTGTTATAGTTACGCTATTTATTCTGAAATTACTTCTTCCTCTTTAATTGGTGGTGGAACTTCTGCATTTCTTGGAAATCCATAGAATTGATGCGCTGAAGCATCGCCTGGGTAAACCTCATTTGAGCCAAAGTCTAAGTCGTCTGTACTCATTACATCATAAGCCCATCCTGGGTAATATACAGGTGGAGTTATTTCTTTTCCATCTGGATCATAAGTACCAGGTGTTTTTACCACTTTACCGATATTAACAACTGCTTTTGTTCCGTTGATATACTGCATCGATGTAACACCTTCTTCTGTTACTTCTTGCCAAACGTCTTTTTGTATTAAAACGTCTTTACCTTGTTGCTCTGTATCAAATACTGTCTTGTAAATATTCATAGTTATTATATTGTTGTTAAATCTTCTAATTGTACGTCTGCTAATGCTTTTGGATAATATTTTAAACCTTTTGTGTTACCAAAGAAAGGAGAACCACCCGTGCCGCTATCAAAGTTTAATTCACTTAATCCACTTGGCATAACTGCACTTGTATCTGCACCAACTTTTAAACCATTTACCCACAATGAAACATCGTTTAATTTATAAGAAATTGCTATTTTAGTGTTACTTGTTATATTAGAAACCGTATAACTTATATCAACATAATTGCCAATTCCTGATGTCATTAATAATCTTATTCTATTAGCTCCTGCTGAAGTAAACCCAATTGCAATCCTATTGCTTTGGCTATTGTCAGAGAACCCTAAATACCTATCTAAAGCAAAATCATCTGCTAAAGCACTTATCTCTGCATACAATGTTCCCTCCTCGCTATTAATAACTGGTGTTGCATTGTTACATAATTCTTGATT